CACTGCCAAAGTGCATCTCCCGGTTCGTCAGTCAAGGACTGCGAACGGCGAGGATACAAAGATTGAGGAGCCCATAGGGCTCCCCACTCTCTTTGTTCATCCCCCACTCGGGGTCTTTCGACCCCCTCAGCCCTTTAGAAGGGCAGAGCATTCCTTAGCTTGATGTTGACGGCCAAGGGGCGTCCAGCACGCTCCAAGTGGTCACCTACGACATCAGGCAAAATGTCGTGCCACCCGTTCACGTTGCCGTGCATAGCACGGTCGGTTCGGGCATGCTTTAGGTGAAACTTGAGCAAGGCTCCGACATCATCGAGTATATCACTCGGTGACACCGCAGATACTACATAGCCTCTGACTAGGGGACTATGCAGAGTGTCGTGCATTTTCTGGATTTCATACCCCAGAAAACTATGACGACCCAGCACCCGTGAAGTTGGGGCCACAACCGGAAAATGCCGAAGCAATTTCCGAATGCGGTCATCCAGCCATTGGCAGGTGTCCCAGTAACCAGAAAAGTACATCTGGTTACGAAAGGATATCAAACTAATGACTCGGGTAGCGTGCTCGCGTTGCGTAGGGAATTCTTGCCTGAAGCGGACAATGCTAACGTCCTCTCCATTAAAGTACTCCTTACCACAAGACTCCCGGAACTTACCGTTCCAGTAGGACTTGAGCAGGTTAACTTGAAACCCAAAAGTTTCGAGCTCCTGGACAACGCACCGCACAAAATCTACAGGGACAATAATATCGTCTCCGTAGACGCGCACATGTCCGGAAAGACCCAAAAGGTCTTTGCGGCAAAGGGGTTTGCTAAGCGACTCTTCAATTCCTAGACAGATGATGGTAAGAAAAACCATCGCCTCAATAGGAAAGCAGAGCGCTGAACCCATAGACGCGAACTTGGCTATGCGAACAACACCATAGCCAGGCACGTCAGCCTTCCGAGATCTAGAAGCATCGATTGCCCCATGCAAAAAGGGAAATCGAGCAAAAGCATCTCGTACGAGCTGATTGGAAACTCGGTCAGAAGCTTCACTAAGATCTAGTGTTGCTAGAGATCCGGTCAAGGATCCCTGACGCGCCATCGTCTGGTTAGGACTTTGGTCGTCAAAACCGATTAGGCTATTGAGGATTTTACAACCCTCAATGCCTCTCACAAGTTCGGGAAGAATCGACTGCTGTGCATACTGCATAGCAGCAGGTTCAATTCCGATAATGCGAGGAGTTTTCAGCGTTTTAGGAACTGAGATTACCCTCACAGGAATCTCAGAACCGGGTTCGTGGAAGTGAACGTCTTTGAGCCCATCATAATATGAATGGCTCGGAAGAAGATTTTCCAAAGCTGGGAAATGTTCTTCCAGACGATCGGTCCAGGAACGCAGATTGTATTTCTGATTACCAGAAATGCGATCAGAAGTCGCTCCGGGACCGTGTTTCGGCACTAGGCTCTGTAGATAGATTGCTCTATCAATAGGAGCCAACATTGTGTCGAACAAACGGTTAAACATTGACTGGAATCTAAGAACTTGGTTCTTAGACCTAGTGATGTCGAACTGTCTCACTTCCAACTCACACTCAATGTATCCTGACATTGCTTTGCGTCGCCTTGCATCGCTGCAGGGTAGCGCAATCTTTTCATACATCAGCGAAAGCTGACGAATGGCAAGAATAGCATCAACATCAGGATCCGTGAGTAGCAAACCGCTACCACGGTCGAACACACGATCGAGGAAACCTCCGAACAAACGGGGGAGACCTCCTTTCCACTGGAATCCAGTGAAAAGACGTCGATCGACATACCCAAGGTCAAGGCCTTTTTGGAGGTCCTTTCCAAAGGTAGGTAGGGCAATCGTCAAAAACGAGAGCCCCTCATGTTCGAACCGACCTTGGACAGTTTTTATGTCCATGGTGGCGCTAGTGCAACATCGAGCCGCCGATTCATTGGCGACTCTAGACCAGAGTAGCATCAGGCTTTTCAGAAGCCCTCCTTTATACAGGGGGTAACTTCTCCATAGCCTGCGGCCTAGTCACATCTTTTCAGATAACGTTACCGATAAGCAACGGTAAAAGAAAAGATACCAGCTATCTAGAACGCGAGTCACAAGTCATCGGGTTCCCTATTTACATAGGTTATTCGACTTTCTTGCAACAACTTCCGAATGGCAAAGCCAGTCAGAAGATTGCTATTACCCATCCAAATGGATGAGTAACTAGATAGTCAGCTCTCACCGCCAAGAAGCTTGACGATGAGCGCGTCCGAAGATGCGGTGAAGAGGGTTTTGAAGCCCGCATACACCGCAAGAGCCTCAGATCCCGAATACCCCGCGATGGGCACATCGAAAACCATGTAGTTACTCATGGAGACCTTTGCGTTCGTCGTAGGGATAAACGGATCTGCGGTGATCTTCGAATGGTCGAGTCGCAGGACCCTCCGCGTTCTGCGCCCATAGGTATGGGCAGCGGAGAGCCTGATCAGGCCATCGGCCGAGACGTACTCCGACTTGTTGTTTCCCACATTGGTACGTGGGAGCGAACTTGTCGCAGCCGAAACGGTGATTGACTGAGGGTCGGTAAGTGCCACAGGCACTACTCCTAGCGGTGGAAGAATCCACCAATTGGTGTTGACGCAGTGTTAAAAACACTGCTACTTACGCTTGGAAAGTCCAAGCGCAGCAGCTATGGCAAGCTGGCGCGGTGACAAGCCGTCCCAGGTAAAGCCAAAACCAAAGGGGTTTGCTGCTCTTCTGACTTTCGTCTCAGTGACGAAAGACATAGGGGGCACTGGAAGACTTCCTCTCAAAGGAGAGAAACCTTCCAAGGTATAGGTATTCTTGGCAACAGTATGTTCCATGATATACCCGTACCGCATAACCAGACCATCAGTTACCATATCGGAAACGTTTGAAACAACGTCACCGAAATTGGTAAACCAATCTATGGCCCAGCTCCAGGGTGTAAGGTTCCAGACTAGGTCTGGAGTGAGGTTTAGGCCGAACAATCTGTCGGCACGTGCGAGAGCACGAATCATTGCATTCCGGGAGTCATATCCGGAAGGCAAATGGTAAGTGAACGCGCCACTAAACCACACATCTCGCGTCCTTTCGGACGTAAGATACACTTTCCCCAGGGAAGCACCTTCATACATCTCGCTACTGACAATCCCAACAGGGACTTGATCAGTCGCGACAAGCTGTGTAGATG